CCATTGCCAGCGATGGGAAGACGCGGGGTGCCATACTGTTTCACCATCTGACCTTTGATACCTTCAAGGGTCATGCGAATCTGCATGAGATTTTCACTGTCCAAGGTAGCATTAAATGCATTAATGACATCCTGATTCTGGGAAGACACGAACTGCTGAATACGTGCAAATTCTTCCTGCCCACCTGCAAGTGCATGGACATCATTTACAAAGCGAGTGGAAGCGGCTTCCCAACCTGCGAGCATCCCATCAACAACCGCTTTCGGATACCCTGCTTTCTCAAGGGTTCCATAAGACTGTTGACTGAGTCCACCATTATTCATGTATTCATTTTCAAGACCTGCAAAGTCTACACCCTTGCTTACTAAATCTTTTTCAGCACTATCAAGGGCGTTGTGGGCTGTAGTCAACTGCTGTTCGGAAGTCTGTTCCCCTTTCGGAGCTTCTTCCTTTGTGTCTGTCTGCGTTTCGGTACTCTGTGTGTCCGTAGCCTGATTATCTTCACTGGCGACATCATCCAACACATTGTCCACACTTTCTGCGGTGTCTTTCACAGAAATCTGGGTATTAGCAGAGGTAGACACAGTAACATTATCCATCGCCTGTTCGGGCTGTGTATCTGTCTGCTGAGCGCCAACTACTTTGTTTTCGTTTTCATCCATTATTTATCAATCTCCTTATTGTTGATTATTGTTCATCATTCCTTGTGCAATAGGCGACGCCATCTGCTGTGCCATCTGGGCTTGCATCATCTGGGCTTGCATGGCCTGATATTCCGCATCACTCATGACAAGGGAATCTGCATCAAGACCAAGAGCCGTGCCAATCTGAGCAAGGACGTTCCCCGTCTTCAAACGCTGTTGGAAGTCAGGAAGTACCGAACATGTCTGTAAGAACTGTTCAATCTTTGTCAGATCATGTCCGCGGCCTAACGCTTCCATACCTGTTACAATGTGTGTCTGGACACCATCACTGCCCTGTGGAATATCAGGGAGTGCGCCTTGTGCCATAAGCTGTGCCATAAGACACTGAACAAGTGGTAACTGCAATTCCAAGGACAACAAAGAATAAATATTGCCTACGCTGTCCTCAAGCTCATTTGCCACATAACGAATTTCTTCGGCTGTGACACGTTCAGCATTCCGCTGTACGGAGCTATTCAGCAGGAAAGCGAACGACAAATTGCTCTGTAATTCCTGCTTGTGCTGATAGGCCACCTGCAAGTCACTCACCTTATTCAGCTGGAAAGCCGTAATGTCTCCTTCCTTCCCTTTGAAGAAATCACCGCTCTGTGCATCTTTCAATTTATCGACACGGAGCTGGGAAGAAGGATTCACAAGGAACAGTGCGAAAGCAGACAACGTAGCCATTTCGGCAATAGATTTACTGATAGAGTTCAGGGACTTTAGATCACCATAGTATTCATCTACATAAGAACGGCCATAGTATTCTCCATCCATCTTACGGAGTCGCAAGGGAATCCAAGGAACCTTATCCCTAGGAAATTCCTGCTCACTTCCTTTGATAATCTGTCCTTCAATCTCTTGATACATTTCAAAGGTTTCACCATCAGCAAGATATACATGAGTATAAAGCTCTACATTCTTGTCTGGTGAAACGTCTGCGCCTTCTACACACGCCTGTGCTTCGGGAGGTAAGGCGGCATAACTAATGCTGTCTTTCGCAATCAGTTCAATCCAATTACCTGTACCATCTCTAACAACCACATAGTTGTTCAGACGGTATAATTTAATACCGCCTGTTTGAGGTGGCAGATATAATAAACAATTACCTGACACGATGAGCTGTAAGACACCCTCGCTGATAGTGATACGACAACGATTAGTTTCCATGTAGTCCATGAGCTGTCTTTCAATAGCACCCATGAGCTTGTCAATCTTTGTCATCGCTGAGGTGTCACCCTGCTGTGCTATTTGCTGTTTAGCCATGTCCCCCAGTTCCAATTTGAAGAAAGGCTCATTTGGTGGGAACAAAGCAAGCATGATTTTAGCCGCAAGGTTATTGACACCTCTAGCCCCAATGCTCTGATAGGGTGTCTCATACTCTGTGGTAGAGGTAGCATTTTCATCAGGGAATAGCATAGGAATCGTAATCTTTGCGTTCTTTACCGCTCTGTCTACATACACCTTTCTATCGGACACCAATTTATCATAACGAGATTTCGCGGTATCTGTCCGGTAAAATGCATTGGTGTCTACGCCATTACTCATAAGTTAATCCCTGAACCACCACCACTGGAACCTGCGGACGAGGAAACATAGAGCGAGTTTTTACCCCGTTTCTTTTTCTGGTTCTGCACTGCGGCATCATATTCAGCCTGTTCCGTTGCTGTGGGAGCAGGTGCGGCACTAGGAGTAACAACTACCTGCTGGTCACTACTACCTGCTACACTGTTACTGTAGCCCCCCAAAATACCACCTGTTACAGCACTAACTGTATTCTTTACGGCCCCTGTGACACCGTGCCATGCCTTAGACACAGTGTGTCCTAACCAACCACCACTAGACATTAAAGACCACTCCTTCCTGTATAATCACCTGTGGAACCTGTACCACTCGTATCGCTACTGGCATACAAGCTAGACAGTCCACGTTTATTTCTTTTCTTCTGAGAGTATGTTGTATCATCACCCATTATAGGTGCATCGGGTGTCTGCGCTGTTGTACTAGACACCAAGTCAGATGCCTTTACTGTCGGACTATAGTTATCCGATGCATTATATGTATGGCTTCCTGCTCCTGTGATACTGGAGATAATCTGCATGGGAAGACTCAGCAAACTTCCCAACCAACCACCACTAGACATAATCAGTCCTTCCTTTCTGCAAGATTATGAAGAACGGAAATAATTTCTGTACACCCCTGCATGTACCCCATACGAATGTCATTGTTATATACATCTGCATTGATGAAGAAATCAGGTGTGTAAATGGCCTGTAGATAATTCACAACATCACGCGGGACAAATGGCAATTCATCATGCATAATCATCTGCCCACCTCCTTCAAATATGATTCACCATAGACAACAAAACCATGTTTCTTGTACATATTCCGCACAATCGGTGTGTCTTGAACCATGCTACTACCTGAGCAGATCATGACACACTCATTGTCTCGTGCAATGTCTTCCAAGACCTGAACTGCAAATCGTCCAAAGCCATTAGGTTTTGTGTCTATGGAAGATACCAAATCTTCTACCAATACAGGGCCATCAATCCACCAAAGCTCAACCACATTGCAAGCTAAGATACCTGCATATTCTCCCTGCTCATTTGCAAAGACAGCCAGCGTACCAAGCTTCTGCATCTTCCAGAACTGTTGTGCTAAATCCTGAATGGACTTTCTGTGTCTAAACAAAGGCGTCGGATTTTTATCTGCTTTATGTGTAATGGCCGTTACAATAATTTCCATATCGTCAAGTGTTACATCCTTTACGAGTGTAAACTTTGAGGTGTCCATAATTTTACCTTTCCTTTCTCATAATCTCCATCCTGTAAGATATGTGCCACACGAGCCTGTAAGAGTGCATCATCTTCTGTAAGATTTGCTTTCTTAAAACAATCCACTACAGCTCCCCATGTGGGATTATCATCTAAAATACGTTCTGCTCTCACCTTGCCGATTTTCGGACAACCTGTGCAATTATCCGCTGTGTCCCCTACAAGAGTCTGATAGAGCAGTTTATAGTCTGCTTCTTCCTGTGTCACATCTATCAAGGTGTCTGTCAGGAAGTTATAAATCTTTGTTGGTATCGTCTGCATATCTTTATCAGCAGAGATAATAATGTTGTTTCCTTTGTACTTTCCTGTAGCCAAGAGACCGATAACATCATCTGCTTCTAGGGTGTCTAATTGTTCAGACACCCAATTATCACGTACCCATTGTTTAAGTGCATGGTAGGCAACAGGTTTTCTTTTACCAACACGATTCAACTTATAGGTAGGCAAGAGTTTCTTTCTAAAGTTGTTGTCATCATCCGAAAAAGCATAGACAACATTTACATTTCCTGAATACTGGTCAAGTTCCAAGGCCCTCTGAATCCAATCATCCATATGGTCTTGTAAGTACGCAAGGGCTTCGTTGAAATCCACATGAAGTGTCCAAATATCATTTCCCCAATCAATCTCACATTCACAAGAGGAACAAGCACGGTATACAGCCATGTCAGCATCCACAAGGATTGTGATAGGTTTCTTCATCGGCTTATACATCTTCGTCTTCCTCTTCATCCGTAACGGGGACATAAAGACCACAACGGCATGTGCTGTATTTACGCATGTACTTACAAGGGCAAATGGTGTCTTTCGTCTTACTAGGCTGGCAAGGGCAATAACCATCATTCAAAGCCAAGCGACCACGAATAGTATCATAGACAGTCTGGTTTCTTGTCACCTGCATATGGCGTTCCTTGAGGAATTTACTGTTGTCTCCATAAATGGTATACATCGCTGTCATTAGACCACCCCCAACTCTTTCGCTTTCGGAAGTGCTTTAATCCAATCGCAAACAACTTTCCATTCAGGGAGTCTATGATTATTTCGCTGTGCATAGATGTTTTTGAGCTGTAAGTAGTTTGTTGTCATCCGAGCTGTCAGCAACAAGCCGCTAGGATAGCTGTAGATCATACGCCGCCAATTTTCTTCACTAGGATTCTGGTTGTAGTCCCGAACAATATCAAGGAACAAATCAATGATTTTACGGTCTGTATAAGAGATGAAGCGAACGTCCATCTTTGCCAGCATGTGCATAGCGGACATGGAAGACACAAAATCAAGAAAATGATAACGCTGTGCTTCGGGCCATGCCTGTTTAGTAAGGGTCAAATCAAACTGGACCATGATACCTTTAAGGTAACAATCATGACCACTGCCAGCAGGTGCTTTACCAAGACGCATGGCACGTTTCATATCACCATTGGTAGCTCCACGTGTTTCTAAATTACATGGATTGATTTTATCCGCCATAGGGTAGCCAGAAGCTACAATAGATTCATCAAGACCATAGACGTATACATTATCAATGATGTTATAGTCATACTTTTTCATACTTATTGTGTCTCCTTTCATTCTTAGACAGTTCCTTTTTCATCTCTGTGGAATGTGGATAGGTAACATAACCACACGAACATGTAATATCTTCTACATTCTTTGCACATCCTGTAACCAAGGTACGGCCACACTTTTTGCAACGGATACGTTTTGCGTACATAAAATACCCCCTAATGGCAATCAAACCAATTACGGCCGATGATACCCTCTGTATCTAACTGGACATGAAAAT